TGCAAAGATGAGCGTGAAATAAAATGCAAAGTTTTAGCATGGTTTTCAAGAGGTGCTCATAAAACACAACATTACAAGTCGAAAAAGAAAAATAATGAATACCATCAATTTATGCTTGACGGTATAAATAAATATCTCGGAACAAACTTTGACTTTGAAGATATGGACATTATTTATACTAAACTCGGTAATGATGTCAATAGACCTCTTTGTGAAAAATTTGTTGACAGTGGATATGATATGAATATTTTGATTTCTAAATTAAAACAAAGGCTTGACGAGGTGTAAAATGATAAAATTATTAGCAATGCTCGTCACAGTTATAATAATTGTGATAGACATTAACAGAATGTGAGGTGGGCAGCAACCAATGAAGAATAAAGTGGCCGAACGTGCGAAGAAAAAAAGACGTGCGTTAAAAGAGGCGGAACGACGTAAAGAACAAGAAAATTTACTGAAAAAATTTAATGAGATTGCCAAAAAACACGGTGTGAATAATGTAAAATACAACAAACAAACATTGTGGCAAACATTTATGAAAGTCGATAAAGAAATGGTTAAATTAAGCATTGTATATAGCGTTATGGCAGTTGCATATTGTTTAAGAAAAACATTCGGTTGGGGAAAAATTAAGATATACAGATATGCTGTGGATATGAACAGATATATTACTTCTGTCGGCAAGCAAGACAGAGATATTCCGGCATTAAATGATGAATTGAAAACAGAAGCAGGAATTGACTGTACCAAAATTTTTGAGGGTTATAAGCCGTATATGCTAAAAAAGGTAAGTCTTCAAAAATCGTCAGAAGCAGAGGCTATGTTTGAAAAAATTAAGTATATATTACCTATGGTTATATATCCGTTGTATTCAAGAGAGGGGTGGAAACAAAAACGAATGAACCGCTTGGGACAAGCTTTAAAGGAAACTTTAATTGATATTTTAGAAAGTGATGAAATCGATAATATCAAAAGGACCATGTATGAGGAGTGCGGTCTTAAATTCTATGATGATGGAACGGTAGACCCTAATTAAAAATGCTATTCATAGAGAGCCTTCGAACTCCCACAACCAACACAGGAATCGGAGGTATAAAAAATGCAGGCAGACGAAAAAAGAATTATAACTGATGAAGAATTAACCGAAATAGTGAAAGTAGCTGCTAAAGCAGGGGCTGACGCAGCTATGGAACACTTTAAGGCAGAAAAACTTAAAGAAAAACGCAACCGAAAGGATAGGAGATTACATAATACAAAACTCTTGATACGTCATTACAGAACGTTTAAAGAATATGTGAATAATGCAGTGTTTGAAAGCGAAGAATCAAATGAAGATGCACTTGGTGCCATTGAAGAATTAATGTGGGAGCCAAGAGTGACGTCTGACATGATTGTAGAGTCAATCAAACGAAGTGCAGCCAGAACGCAGATTATCATAAATCATATAGACGGAATGATTAACGTGTATCAAGATATGTGTCAAAAGTCAAACAGTGAAATGAAAATACGTCGTAGCAAGGTGCTTTATGATATGTATATATCTGATACAGTTTATTCAAAGGAACAGATTGCAGAAATATATTTCATTGATAAACGGACAGTGTATAAGGATATAGACGCTGCCTGCAAAGAATTAAGTGTATTGCTATTCGGAATTGACAGTATTAATTAGGGCACAAACAGGGCATTGACGTGGCTATATGAACATGATAAAATAGTATTAGTAAAATTCTAAAATAATTTTAAAAATCCATTTATTCAATTTGCGAATAAGTGGATTTTTTTATTGCCGGAAAGGGGAATTTAAAATATATGCTCCCTCCTAACACATTTATAAAATTAGGAGGATGTATATGGAAAGTACGATAGTTATGCGCAGTGTCAGTGCATTAAAATGTTATGAAAACAATCCAAGACACAATGAAAATGCGGTTGAAAAAGTGGCAGAATCAATTAAAGAGTTCGGTTTTTTAGTGCCAATAGTAATTGATACGAATGACGTGATTATAGCAGGAGAAACCCGTTTAAAAGCGTCTAAACTGTTACAACTTGACAAAGTACCATGTATTATAGCAGATGAACTCACAGATGAGCAAATAAAAGCATTTCGATTGATTGAAAATAAAACATCTGAATTTGCAACATGGGATTTTGAAAAACTACAGGAAGAACTAAAGGCTATTGACATAGACATTGGACTGTATAATTTCCCAGAATTAGATGATGTAGAATTAAATGTTTCCGATGATGATTTTTTAAAGGATACGGAAATAGTGAGGGAACATCATAATAAGACAACAACGTGCCCTAAATGCGGCGAGGTGTTTGAAATATGAGAGTATTTCTTGCGTCCACCGGGTCGGGTATGTCAAAGGGATTAAGGGATAAGACGGTCAAAATATGTCGGCCGAGATATATACTTGAAACATTTTTCAATGGTGAAAAATCATGCCTTGAGGCTATGAGCATTGTAGGAAATGATAATTTTTTACTTGATAGCGGAGCGTTTTCATATATGAACGGTGCAAAGGTGACATTGTCGCAAATGGATAGTTATATTGACAAATATATAAAATTCATAATCAATTATAAAATCAAACATTATTTTGAAATCGATGTTGATAATATTTTTGGTCTTGATCGCGTTGAGTTTTGGCGGAACAAGATGGAGAGCGCAATAGGTTATCAATGTATTCCTGTGTGGCATAAAGGCAGGGGCGTTGAATACTGGAAACGGATGTGCAAAAAATACTCATATATAGCGATAGGCGGATTAGTATTTCATGTAAAGAAGCAGGAATATGAATTAATACGACGATTGGTTGAATATGCGTATTATTGTGGTGTAAAGGTACATGGCTTAGGTTTCACGAAAACACGAGAATTGAAAAATTACAAGTTTTACAGTGTAGACAGCGCAAGCTGGGTAGTGTCGGCCACAAGAGGACAACAAATACACTTTTTCAAAAATGGGTATATGAAAACTCGGCAGTTAGAGAAAAAAGGGCATAAAGTAGATTTGCCGAAGTTGGTAGCTCATAATATGATAGAGTGGACAAAATTTCAAAAATATATGGATGGAGTGAATTGATTATGAAAAAGAATACATTTAATTTAACACTATTAACAGGAATATTTTGCTTAGGGCTTATAACGTCCAACTTATTCGGTGGTAAGCTTATAAGCGTCTTAGGATTAACCGTTGCGGGTGCGATAGTAACATATCCACTCACATTCTTGACAACTGATATTATCGGTGAAATATGGGGAAAGAAAGAGGCGAACGATTGCGTTAAAGTAGGTATAATTGTTCAAATCGGCTTTTTGATATTAGGGTATTTATCATTGAAAATACCGACATTATCGCAAACAACTCATTTGCAAGAGTGTTTGACAGCAGTATTAAATCAAGGAACAAGAATGACGTTCGCAAGCCTTGGAGCATTTGCAGTAAGTCAGACAATGGATGTTATTTCATTTCATTGGTTAAAGAATAAGACGAACGGAAAGTATAAATGGTTAAGAAACAATGCAAGTACAATGAGCAGTCAACTTATAGATACTGTTATCTTCATAGCTATAGCTTTTTACGGTGTAGTTGATAATATAATACTTATGATATTTGCTCAATACTTAATTAAATTGATTTTAGCGGCATTAGATACGCCGTTTTTTTATTTCTTCACAAGACGAAGAAAATGCAAAAATTAAGGAACGAATTATAGGGAGGTGTCTAAGGTGGCACGAGTGCCTAATGAAAAAGCAGCGAAAGCAGAGGCTATGTATCATGACGGTATGAAACTCGTGGATATAGCAAGAAAACTTGACGTGCCGCCGGGTACTGTCCGAAGATGGAAAAGTACATACCATTGGGATGGAAATTCTAAAAAAAAACAAAACGAGCGTTCGGATAATAAAAGCGAACGTTCGGATAAATCAGAAACACGTCATAGAGGTGGTCAGATAGGTAATAACAATGCATTGAAAAATGCAACCTATGCCAGTGAATATTGGAAGAATATCAGTGATGAAGAACGTGCAATGATGGCAGATATGCCGACAGATGAAGAATTTATGTTAATTGAAACATTGAAATTGGCTACTTTGCGAGAGCGGCGTTATATGGCATTATTGGCACGATATAATGAATTGTTGAAAAATTCGCCTGATGGAATGATTTTGAAAGAAGATATACGGGTGTTGACTAAAGAAAGTAACGCATTCGGAAAATGTGTCAGTAGCAAACAACATCAAACGGTTACGGCACAACAAACAAAGGTTGATGCAGTAGAACAAATGCAAATAATAGAATCCGAATTGACTCGGGTGCAAAAGTTGAAAATCAAAACACTTGAATCATTGGCTAAAATTCGAGCAGGAAAGGCAACGGACGGTGACAGTGAATTAATAGATGATTGGATAAAAGCAGTAGAGGGGTGTGAGGATGATGACTAAAACGCTTGAGATATTTCAAAAGCGTATTCCTCTTTACAGGAAAAATATAAAACTGTTTGCATGGGAAATGTTCAAATTCATACCGGACAAATGGCAAGATGATGTGTTTTGCGATATAGTTACCGATAATCGTATTACCGTAAAATCGGGGCAGGGTGTGGGAAAGACAGCAATAACGGCAATAATCCTATTGTGGTTTTTGAGTTGCTTTTCATACCCGAGAATAGTTGCAACGGCTCCGACCAAACAACAACTGAATGATGTATTGTGGTCCGAAGTTGCAAAATGGCAAGAAAAAAGCCCTGTGCTGAAAAAAATATTGAAATGGACCAAGACATATGTTTATATGAAAGGTCACGATAAGCGGTGGTTTGCGGTGGCGAAAACGGCAACAAAACCCGAAAATATGCAAGGTTTTCACGAAGATAATATGTTGTTCATAGTAGACGAGGCTTCAGGTGTTGCGGACACCATTATGGAAGCTATACTTGGTACATTGTCAGGTGAAAATAACAAGTTATTGATGTTAGGAAATCCGACAAAGACTTCTGGCGTGTTTTATGACAGCCACACGGTAGACAGAGCATTATATAAATGTCATACGGTCAATTCCGAGAATGTGGCGAGGGTAAATAAAAAAAATATAGAAAACCTGAAAAAGAAATACGGCAAGGACAGCAATGTTGTTCGTGTTCGTGTATATGGTGAATTCCCGACACAAGAAGATGATGTATTTATACCGCTCTCTATAATTGAACAGTGCAGCAGTAAGTTGTATGAACTTCCCGACAACAATAAATTACCCTATATTATATTAGGTGTAGATATAGCTCGTTTCGGAAATGACGAAACTATTATATATCGTAATGCGCAAGGAAGATTAAAAATCATGGCCGAGCGTAAAGGTCAAGATTTGATGGCGACTGCTGGTGACGTTATAAGAATATATAAAAAAACAATCAATGAATTTCCCGAATACAGAGGGAAAATATATGTCAACATTGATGATACGGGCTTAGGCGGCGGCGTGACGGATAGATTAAAAGAAGTCAAAAAGGAACAACAGCTATATAGATTAGCCGTTGTTCCTATTAATGCTGCTGAAAAAATTGAAACTGATACAAAGGCAGGTAAAGAGGCGGCAGAGTATTATAATGACCTTACAACACATATGTGGGCGTGCCTGAAAGAATTAATCGAACATAAAGAAATTGAAGTGGAAGATGACGCTGATACAGTAGCACAGCTTTCAACACGAAAATATAGAATAGCTTCAAACGGAAAGATTGAGATTGAGGGCAAAGACGAAATGAAAAAGCGTGGATTAAAATCACCCGACAGAGGAGATGCCGCCGCATTATCGGTATATCTTGGAAAGATAAAGAAATACACAGGCAGTATGCCAAATATCAGTGACGGTCTGAAAAAAGAAAGCGAATGGATGATGAGGTGACTGAAATATGGGTTACATGAAAGAATTTGGTCGTGCAGGTCAAAAGCGTACAGGCGGAATTTTTTACGAGGAATTCTTACCGGAACTGCAAGGAAAAAAGGGTATAGAAACATATCGTGAAATGGCTGACAATGATGATGTAGTTGGAGCTATTTTATTTGCGGTTGATATGCTAATACGAGGTTGTTCATGGGACACTCAACCGGGCGGCAATACTCCAGCGGATGAGGAAGCGGCTGATTTTGTGTGGCAATGTATGAATGATATGACTGAAACGTGGATTGACACAATATCAGAAATATTGTCTATGTTGACATACGGATGGAGTGCTCACGAAATTGTATATAAGCGTCGAATGGGACGTAAAAAAGATATTCGTCTGAACAGTAAATATAATGACGGTCGAATAGGGTGGCAGAAGTTACCGATACGTTCACAGGAAACTTTGTACAGATGGGAATATGATGATAATGATAATCTGTTGGGATTAACGCAAATGCCACCGCCGAAGTTTGATTTAATCACAATTCCTGCAAATAAATTATTGCTATTCCGTACGAAAAGCAGTAAAGGAAACCCCGAAGGACGCAGTATATTGCGTAATTCGTACCGCTCTTGGTACTTTAAAAAGCGAATACAAGAAATTGAGGGTATAGGAATTGAACGTGATTTGGCAGGTTTACCTGTAATGACCGCGCCTGAAGGTGTTGATATATGGGATAATGATGATAAAAACATGGTCAGTGCAAGACGTGAAGCGGAACGATATGTTAAAAGTATACGTCGCGATTCATTGGAGGGAGTTGTAAAACCTGAAGGGTGGAAGTTAGAGCTACTCACGAGCGGTGGCAAGCGTAATTTTGATACAAATGCTATTATTGAACGATATGATACACGAATTGCAATGACGGTACTTGCAGATTTCATATTGCTTGGACATCAGAGTACAGGAACATATAATCTCGGCAGTGACAAGTCGCAGATGTTTTCAGTGGCAATCGGTGCGTATCTTGATATGATAGCAGAAGTGTTTAACAATAAAGCTATTCCCGATTTAATAGATATGAATGGTGAGGCATTTAAAGATATTACTGATTATCCAACGATAATTCATGGCGAAATTGAAAATAGAAATATCGGTGAGCTTGGTGACTTTATACAAAAAGTTTCAAGTGCAGGATTTATATCACCTGATGAACAGCTTGAAGATTATCTTCGTGATGCCGCAAAGCTGCCTGAACGTGCAGATTACTCAGGTAATGGAGGGACGGCACCCGAAAAGAGTGAATTCAAAGAGGAATAATATATGTTTACATTCAGAAAAGCAAGGAGAATATTTGAAAAAATACGCAAGCCCGATAGAAGTAAAAAAGGTGAAAATGCGCTACAACGTATTCGTAATATGTTGAATAAATACGAAACTCCGATAACATTGGCATTATTATTTTTATGGGATGACTATAACATAGATGAAGAAACAGCAGATGAAGTCATGAGCGGTAATGAGAGCGTAGAAGATGTACATGCACCGTTTGATTCCAATCTGCGTGATTTTGAAAATGAAACATTGACACCAACCTTAGAGAATGTTGGCGAAGAAAGATTTGAAACCGCATATGAAGATAATAAAGACTTGATAAGTATCAATACCGAAATATCAGATGATGATAACGAAAATAATGAAGATAGTCAGTTTGATTATTCTGCATTTTACACCAAATGGTGTGATGAAAGAGCGGGTAATCTTATTGCAAATATCAATGATACACAGAGAGAAAATGTTAAAAGCATTATAAATACTGCATTACAACAAGGTGATACACCGTATTTTGCCGCCCGTAGAATAAAAGATACGGTAGGATTAACAGAGCGACAGCTTAATCAGAATACCCGCTATTATGAAAATATGCGGAATACTCTGCGTGAGAATAATCCTAAATTAACTGATTATGAAATTAACAGCAGAGCTGCAAAGGCGGCAAGACGGATGGCAGACAAACAACGGACCAAACGGGCAAAAGATATAGCACGAACTGAAATTGTTACAGCTCATAATCAGGCAACCAGAGCGTACATACAATGGGCGATAGAACATAGATATATGCAGAATGTATATAGATGTTGGGTAACATCAAACAATGACAATGTTTGCCCGATTTGCGTTGCATTGAACGGACAGGCAGTACCATTTGATAAACCATATAATGTACCGTCCGATATTAAATATAACGGTCCTGAGATAATGGCACCGCCTGTACATACAAATTGTTGTTGTGGCGAAGAATTCTTTACAGGCGACAATAATAAAATACCTAGTATTCCAAACAAATGGGACAGTATGAGCGAGGCGGAAAAGAAAGCATGTGTTAATTATTATGCCGATAAATCGCAATATGCAGAATATAAAAAACAGCTTGGAACTGAAAATGTCCCTAAAACTCTTGAAGATTTCCAAAAATTAAAGTATAATAATAAAGAGGAATGGGACAAATTAAAGGCTGCATATAGAGTTACAAAGTCTGAACGAAGTGGCTATAAATATTCGACTGATGGAACATTTATAGCAACCAACCATAGAAAAGGTGGCTCTGTTCCAAGACAATTAAAGCCATATGCAGTGTTAGATTTAGAAAAATCGGATGGACATATAGAACGTACAATATATGACAAAGACGGATATATGGTAAAACAAATTCATCCTACGGATCACGGCAATCCAAAACAACATCCATATGGTAAAAACGGAGAACATATTCATACATACAAGTGGAAAGACGGAACTTTGGAAGAACGAAGAACTCGAGACATAACGGATTCGGAAAGAAAGGTCAATGGTGATATTTTATGAAATTAAATTCAGAAGAAATAAAAAAATTAATATTATCGCTTGTACAAGATGTGGTATTCGAATATGACAATAAGACTTGTTGTATCAATCCATGGAGTAGGACTAAATTTGAAGTGGGTTATAATGACATTGTGAAGATATATTCGGATATAGATGATTTAATGAATGATACCATTTTTGATGGACGTTCATTAAGTGATATAGCGGATGAAATTGAAATTGAATAATGTTTAAAAATGAAATTTACAAATTAACACGTTGGTTTTAAATCAGCGTGTTTTTTTATACTGAAATTTAGGAGGTTGATTAAATTGAAAAGTTTTAATGATTACATCATTCACAAGGCAAGGGATGAACCTGAAAAGGTAGTAAAGGCACGTTTCAATGTACAGAAATCATATGCAGAACAACGATTGGTATTTGGTTGGGCGAATGTATCGGCTCGTGCCGACGGCGAAAAAATCACCGATTGGCAGGAAGATATTATTGATATTGATGAACTTGAAAAAGCGGTTTATCACTATGTTGAGTTTTACGGTGATGGGGGCGAACTTCACGAACGTGGAGGTGTAGCCACAATGATTGAAAGTATGGTGTTTACCAAAGAAAAACTCAAAGTATTAGGTTTGCCCGAAGACGCAGTAGCTGACGGTTGGTGGATAGGTTTTCATGTGACGGATGAAAGCGTGTGGGAAAAAGTCAAAGATGGTACATACTCCATGTTCAGTATTGAAGGTGAGGCTATCAGAGAGGAGGTAGAGAGTAATGCCGAATAAGTTGAAAAATTTGAATATTACAAAAGTTGATTTAGTGCCGGAGGGTGCCAATCCTGACGCATTTGTTACAATGTATAAGTCTAAAACTCTTATAAGAAAGAGCGGTGAGGCTGAAAGTTTTGCTGATAAATTAAAGGATATTAAATTGGACGATGTAGTTAGGCAAATATGGCAATACACAGAATCGTTAAGTAGTAGTCTTATTTCAATTCTTAGAGATGATAACGTTACAGATAAAAAATCTGCAATGGATAAAAGTCTTGAAGAATTTTACGGTGCCGCTACACTTTCAACAGAAAAATGGAGCGGTGGCAGTGTAAGTGACTATGTTGCGACAGGTTCGGAAGAACCACAAACAGCCACGATTGTGAAGGCATTAAAGGCAGAAACACTCGGTATATTAAAAAGTAATAATGAAGGAGCTGATAATGATATGAAAATTGAAGATATTGATAAGGATAAGCTAACTGATGAAGAAAAGAAGCAGTTGGAGGCTATCGTTAATAAGGCTGGTATAACGAAGCCTGAAGATGATGACAATGGCAAAAATGACAATAAAGACGACAAGAACGTTAAGAAGATTAAGGGTGAACCGATAAATCATGATCCGGAAGATATTTATAAAGGACTTCATCCAGCAGTTGCGGCCGAACTTAAAAGCTTAAGAAAGGCTCGTGACGAGTCAGAAGAAAGAGAACTTACAGCTATTGCGAAAAAGTACGAAGTTATAGGCAAAAAGTCTGAAGAACTCGTACCTACACTAAAAAGCTTGAAAGCTGCAGGCGGTACAGCATATCAAGACATGATTGGTGTGTTGGATATGGCGGTTGAGGCGGTAGAGAAGTCGGGCGCATTCACCGAAATCGGCAAGAGCGGTCATTCTGATGTATCCGGTTCTACTGCCATTGCCAAAGCTCGTGCTATTGCCGATGAGATTAAGAAATCAAATCCAACAATGAGTGACACAGAGGCTATGGCAAAAACGTGGGAAACACACCCCGAACTTATGGAAGACTATGATAATGAGATTGGAGGTTGATATTAATGGCAAAGCAATATATTACAAACGGAATTAATACATCAGCTACTCGTGTGGGTATTGTAGCTGACGATATGGAAAACGTCGCCGGTAAAGCCGTTAAGTTGAACAGCGACGGTTTATTGGAATTTTGTAACACCAAAGGGGAAATGCCTATCGGTATTGTTACTATTGACAATGAGGCAGACGTTTCAAAGGGCGATAATGTTACATATCAAATATTTGCTGTTGGTATTGCGGCTATAAGTGCCACAGTAACAGCTGGAACAGAATTAACACCCGGTTCGGACGGTACATTGGTTGCCGCTGAGGCAGGTGATTTTGTGTGTGCAATAGCAATGAATGATTGCAATGCAAACGCAATGGGAACAGTCAAAAGAGTTGACTATTATAAAAAGGAGGCTAAATAATGGGTACAGAAGTTTTTGATAGAATAAGAAAGGGTAAGACACCTATCAATGTTCCGCTTACGAATATCAGTACGGCATATTTTCAAAGTAAGAGTGGCGGTGCAACATCATTTTTTCCTGAAATACCAGTAACGCTTTCAAGAGCAGCATATTATAAATTTTCAAAAGAAGATTTGTTAAGAGATAATGTTCGTCCTAAGCCTATTCTTGGTAAAGTAGATCCTACCGTTTTCAGTTACGATACTGATGATTATAAGTGTACGCCTGACCAAATTATTGTAGGTTATGATAACATTATTCAATCAGATATAGAGCGTATGGGAGCAAAAGGAATAATGAATTTTCGTCAAAACAAGTCGAAAGTTATCGCTGAACAGATATTTATTCACCAAAATAAAACATTTGCACAACAATATTTTAAAAAGGGCGTATGGGGTACTGATTTAACAGGTGGTACATCGGCAAGTTCAAGTTCTACTGATTTTGTATCATTTGATAATGATAATTCAAGTCCGATTAAGTTTATTGGAGATTGCATTACAGAAATCAAAAGGACAACGGGTAGAAAACCTAATAAACTTGGATTAGGTCAGCGTGTATTTGACGCACTAATTAATCACCCTGACGTAATGAATCGTGTTATTTACGGCGGTAACACAGCTTCACCTGCAATGGTTACAACAAAATCATTGGCTGCTATTTTGGGTGTAGACGAGGTTGTTGTATTTGATGCTATATGGAACAGTGCAAATCTTGGCGAAGAAGAAAATACAGGTTTTATTTGTGATGAAAACGCAATGCTTTTGGCATATGCAACATCTACGCCAATGATTGATGAGCCAACTGCCGGATATACATTCCGTTGGGATATGGGTACAGGAAATATTCTTCCTATCATTGAATGGGAGGGCGATGAGGGAACATATTCTCATTACATCGGCGGTATGATTGCGCAAGATATGGAAATCGTGTGCAAGGACTTAGGTTTCTATTTCCAAAATGCCGTTACTCCTAAAAATTGATTTAAGGGGTGTGACTAATATATGAGATACACAGCACTTAAATCTTGCCGTATTGGCGGTAAAAACTATAACAAAGGTGATATAATTCAGCCTGATGAATTGTCCGCATATGAGGGGTTAAAGCTGGTTAGATACGGTATCCTATGCGAGTTACCTATTAATGCAGAGGAAATGGTTGAACCGATACAATTTGTTGTATCGATACCGATTTTATCACAAGACGGAAAAAGCATTAATTGTACTGCGGACGATGTAACAGAAATTTTCCGTGTACTTCAAATGTCGGCCACAGATGCGGCGGAATATATAAAGAATATTAACAGTGATTCTGTATGTGACGTATTAGGCGCAGTTGATACGAGAAAAACCGTTTTAGCGGCAATTTCAAAGCATACAACAGAGCAGGAAGAAGATAGTGGCGGTGATGAGTAATGCCGAGATACTCATATAATCCCAATGCAATTACGGAAAACGGAGTTGACCGATTGAGGTTTGAACTGGGAGATACAACATTCAATCCGGCAGAGTTGACAGCGGCTTTGTCGGATGAGGAGTATCAAGCGGTTTTGGATATGAACAGACATTGGAAACGTGCTAAATTAGCAGCGTTGGAAGCTATTCTAATGAAGTTTGCACACTCTTGCACTACAAAAATAGGTCCTGTGTCGTATGATTTTTCAAGTAGAGTAGAGGTATGGAAAGACCTCTATAACCGATTGAAGAATGAAGCTAGTATTTCTGTTCCGCCCGTATCGGGAAATGATTACGGACAGGTAAGACCACCGTATTTTTATGAGGATATGCACAGTAACAGCAGAAAGGGCGAGTAATTATGTTCACAGCAAATATTGTACCTGGATATGGATTTCAAGAGGTAGAAATTTATATAAAAAGACATGGGAAAACAGCCAGCGGACGTGTGACAGAAGTAGGATACCAACCTGCCGAACAAGCATTTTTGGGTATTGCTGCCGAGGCAAGTCAACGCGAAAAAGAAGAATGGCGGCAAAATCAGCACCCTATAACACATACAGTTGTACAATATGGAGCAACGGTAAAAGCAAAGGCTACCGATTATCTTGTGTTCCCAGACGGACGTAAATTTTATGTTCAGGGCGTAGATAATGCAGGTAGCCTTAATGTATCTATGATTTATTATGTTGAGGAAAGGTTTGATATAAAATGATTAGCATTGAAATTATTGTTCAAGCTGAACTTGATAAGATAAAAGCACAGTTGCCGGGAAGAACTGCACGAGTATCAAGTGCATTGCGAAATTCTGTTTTTAATGTGATGGCAGGCGGCGGTGTATCTGCTCCAGGTCAACCACCGGGAGTGAGAACGGGAAATTACCGTAATTCTTTTGTTTCATCAACAGAAAGCAACGGAATGTCATTTACAGCGAAAGTAACAAGTGATTGTTTGTACGGTCCGTTTTTGGAAGACGGTACAAGTAAGATGGCAGCAAGACCACACTGTGACCGTATTGCAGAAGACGCATTGCCGCAAGCTATTGCAATATACAGTGAACTATATTAAAGGAGAAAGATTTATGTTTGAAGAAATTTTAAATAATCATCTAAGGAAATGTTCCGATATAACATCATATTTAACTAAATATGATGATGAGCCTGCGATTTTTAATCAGACAGCCCCTGACGATATGTCTGATTTATGGAACGATAACGTACAATATGGACGAATTGTATTTTTTGCAAATATGCAATCCGACACAGAACGTAAAATCAGCGGTACAGTAGAAATTGATGTATATTTACAAGATACATCAGAGATTGAAGCAATAACAGAAACGGTCAAAGCAAATGTAGACGGCTATTTCTTTAGCGGTAAGTCGGAAACGACCATTCTTGCAAAATGGAATTCTACACGATACGTTGATGTTGCAGACAAAAAAATAACCGTTGCGGCGGTATTGTTTACTCTGTTGGCATTTCCTAATCAACAGACCTGCGAGCCTGATCCGATTAAACTGGTTAATAAATGGACACGAAAATTACTACCCGATGTAATGCTGATAGGATATGATGAAGATATTCCGACCGTATGGAAACCTCAAAAGGATATTCCCGCAGTGTATTGGCGAAAATCAAAGGTAGGTAATTGTGAACGAATACCGAGCATGTATGCAGGTGATTGGTACACAGCTGTAATGAACGCTCATATCTTTACAGAAGATATAGCTGTTTCTAATGCTATTGCGAGTATGATGTGTACTAAGCTAAATCAAAAAAAGGTATTACAATTTCCTGATGGAACATGGATGCGTGTTGATAATAACAATCAACTTCAACCTGGAACTGATGAATTAAGAGTCGGTCAATTATCTGTTGAAGGTGATTATTGCGTATTGCGCAAAGAGCCTGATTCAGAATTATTGAAACATATTAAAATAAATGATTAAGAACGTCTTAATTAAAGACGTTCTTTTTTGTTAAGGAGGTAATCTTATGGCAACCAAAACTGTAAAAGATGAAAAAACAGCAGATGTGCCAGCTGAAAAGAACTCTGCAAAGGTAAAAACATCATCTGTATCAAGATATACCGTTGATGAATTATCAAAGGCAGAAAATGAATTTAATGCGAATAATGTTATTATTCGTACAGCGCTTTCAAGGGCAGACAAGGATTTATTTACTTTGGAAGAAGCTAAAGAAATTGTATCAAAATTTAAAAACAAGGAGGTAAAATAAGCATGGGATATGTTTATGAAGACGGTAAGGAGTACCCTCGTGCCGGTGTTTACAGACGTTCAAGTAACGGTAATGTAAATAATACTGTAGCGTCCGCTTTAGACGGTATAGGTGTGTTGCCTATTAAATCTGATTGGGGACCGCTGAATGAAGTCACTATTCATGAAATTGGAACGTCTGATGTTACTATGAAAAATACATATGGCACAGGCGGTACAATGAGTGTGGCAGAGGCTTATATGGATGGCGGCTTAGATAAGTTGTACTTAGTTCGTTTAGGAACAGGTGGTAAGAGCGGCAAGATTGAGCTAAAGTCGAATGAAACAAAGGCAGTTACATTGACACTTAAATATCCTGGAACGCATGAATTTACTGTATCAGTACGAGATAAGTTGGGTGCAGAGAGTACAAGAGAACTTGTAATTTATGACGGTGCAAAAGAGGTTGAAACAATCACATTTGCCTCTGGTGCAGGCGAGCCTCAAGCTTTGGAAAAAGCCGTTAAAGATAGTAATTACATTTCTGCAAAGGCTGAAGACGGTGTTACAGACGCTATTACAGACGTTTCACAGCAACCGTTTGAGGGTGGCGAAAATCCCACTGTCACAACAGCCGATTATAGTACGGCATTTGAAGCATTTGAGCCGTATTACTACAACACAATCGCATTGGATACAGTCGATGCGGATGTACAAGCATTATTGATAGAGTATATCAATACCTCATTTAAAGACGGTAATCTTGCTATTGCCGTTATAGGTGATAAGGGCAGTCTAGATATAAACAAGAGAATGGAGAATGCGTCTAAGATAGACAATTATCCTATTGTTTATTTTGCAAGCGATTTTATCAATTCTGACGGTGAAACTGTCAGCGGACCTGAGGCAATAGCTAAAGCGGCAGGTGTTATAGCTGCAACGCCATCAAGTAAAAGTATCGTTCGTACAGAAATGCCAGGTGCGGCAAAACTTACAGAACGACTAAAGAACAGCCAATACGAAAATGCGGTAAGAAACGGATTGTTATTACTATCTGTTAATTCAGACGGCAAGGTTGTTTTTGACAGCGGTGTTAATACACTGATTAATCCTGATGAAGAAAAACAGGATAACGGTTGGAAGAAAATCAAACGAGCTAAAGTAAGACATGAAACATTCTATCGCTTGGACTGTGAAATGGATAAATTAATCGGAAAAGTTAATGGTACAAAAGACGGTATTGCAAATGTTATCCAACGTGGTCAAGTCGTGCTTGATACTATGGCTGACGAGGGCAAGCTTATTGACCCTACATTTAAGCTCGATACAAATAAGGGTTACGGCGCCGATTATGGCTATTTCGTAGTCAATGCGGTTGACGTTGATACATTAGAGCGTATTTTCATTCATTACAAATGGAAATACAGTGAAAATTCTTAATGATTGGAGGTAAGAAAAATGGCAGTTGGAAACAACAGTACATTAGATACAACTGAATTAATGACAGGTAAAGACGGAAAATTATTTGTCGAAGTTAATGGCGTTAATACGTTCCTTGCAGAAATTAACGAGTTTAAAGTTGCAATGAATGCAAACACAACTGAATATCAAGGTGTTGGTTCAATTTTGGTGGGAACGGTTCCGACAGGTGTGACATTTGATTTGACATACACAGAGGCGGTAATCAGAGATGATGTTATAATGGCACCACTGCTTAAGGCGATACAAAATGGATATTTTCCTGTATTCAATTTTCAAGGGGTATCTATTAAGCCTGATGGCAGCAGTGAAGAACGTATAACATTTAACAATGCTATACCAAACGGAGCTTTTGACCTAATGAGTTTAACTCCAGGTGATGTGATTAAGAGAGCACATTCGTTTAGATTAAATTCTATTCCGAAGATGATTTCTGAAATGGCAGCAAAGCAACTTTACAACTAATCACATAAAATGGCTCGTTCTTGGTTTGAGAGAACGAGCCATTTTAAATTTATGAAAATTTTTAATTTATATATGCGGAGGTAAGGGAAATGGCAAATAAAGAAAGTACAAATGTAACAGGTCTTGAGTCTTCAACCAACTTTGAACAGGACGAAAAAAGTCTTGTCAAGGCATTGCTTGAGGCGGCAGATTATAAAACAGGCAACGAAGATAATACAAAAAAAATATTTGTAAAAAAGCAAAGTGGTGAAACCCTATTTTCATTCAGAATAAGAGGATTATCGCAAAGTGAAATACAAGCGGCGGCAAAAAAGGCAACAAAGCAAATTCCTAATCCGGCCGGACCGAAATACCCTAAGATTTCGGGTGAAAGAAGTACAACTGAATATCATAACAATCTGATTTATACGGCTACGGTAGATGAAGATAAACAGAGAATTTGGGGTAACAATGACATAAAGCAGAAATTCAATATCTTTGATGAGGCTGACTGTGTCGATATTCTGCTTAATGCAGGCACAAAGTCAAAAATAGTTGAAGAAGTTCTCAAACTCAGCGGATTTGACGGTGAGGATGTCGTTGACGAAGAAGACTACATAAAAAACTGATAGAAGTCAGTCCATTAATGCGGAATTTGTATGATATTTTTGTGTATTCGGGATTTCGTACATTTCCAAATGAAATAATGCGACTGACAGAGGGTGAACAAAAAGTAGTATTTGCATTCATGGAAAAAGCCAAGAATGAACGTAAAATGCCTATTGTGCTTGGAAACTTCCCTACAAAGCAAAATAGTTGACAAATCTTCTTCTATTTGCTAAAATTATACAAAAGGGAGGTTTTTACATGAAAAAGGAAAAAATAAAAATTTTTATTATAATATCTGTAATTGTGGCTATATTAGCTACAATAGGAGTTATTGGCGTTTTTCAGTATCGTAAAATTACTTTGGAAAAATACAATACAGATATACAGGAGCAACTGACGAATTTGTCACATCTTGAGAACGAGGTGTATTTTAATCCTGATTATAAAAAAGATATTTCTGACATTGAATCAGAAAGCAAAATTGCTTTTGAGAATAAGCAACTATCAAAACTATCCGAAGTGAGAAATCAAGCGACAGATTTGTACGATAAAATATCTGCAGAGATAGATAAATATAATAAGTATTACACACTGTTGACGGAAACTGTTGAAAATTCAAACAATTTAAAGAAAAACTATTTCTCAAAGACTTATGATACTTCGAAATTGGATACTACTAAAGATAAGGCTGAAAAAGCTATATTAGAGTCAGAATATACCCAATATGAAGAGTTATATAATACGTTGTCTGAGCAAAATACCATACTTGAAACCAATATCCAAAAATCGTTATCAGAGATATATAACAAAGTCACAGATGAAGAAAACTTTGATTTTCCTTTTGCAGTAAAAGAAGCAGAAATTCCAGCTCAACTAAGCTTTAAACCACTTGTAAAACAAACAGAATCATATCCGACATGGGTTACGTCAAGGGATTCAGAAGTGTTGAATGAGCCTCCTGTTGCTTGCTTATTTATAGGTGGTTCATCAGCCGAGTATAATTATACAATAAAGCAGATACCAACTAAAGAGATAGCTGTTCAGGATGAAAATAGAGAACTTCAGAAAGTTTTAGTTAATACTCAAATAACATTTAAAGTTTTGGAAAAATTCAGTTGGGAGAATAAGGTTTCTTTAAATGAACGTCCAGCGTACTTTTTCAAAGATAAAAAGGACCAAATATATTTAGCATTAAAAGACTACGAAGGTGGAGAATATTACATATTATATCTACCTGGTCAGTAAAAAGAAAAATAATACCTAAAGAACGGTTATCAAAAATGATAGCCGTTTTTTGTATGTAAATTTGATGGAAAGGAGGACACTATGGCAAATTCAAGTATAGAAATTGAAATAGTTGCTGATTTTAAAGATAATGCCACAGGTAAAGTTAAAGCATTAAATGCCGAACTCGATAAACTCGAAAAAAGAAATGTTAATGTTGATATTACAGCAACAGACAGAGCCTCAAAAGCTATGGAAAGCATAAATGGCAAATTAAGTAAAGTTGACGGTACAAAGACTGCTACTGACGAAATCGACAAAGCTGTTGACAGAGTAAACAATATAGCTGATGGAGTATCACCAATTAAACTTAAAGCAGATACATCAGAGCTTGAAAATGCTGTTGATAAGAGTATCAATAAAATAAACACAGTTGAAAATAGTATCGGAAAAATGAGTGCAAGGGAATTGTCGGGCGCTGATTTAAGCGATGATGACTGGTTTAAAAAATATTTTAAAAATTCAGAAACAAGCACACAATCCGCAACCCAAAACGAAGCAGAATGTGCGATTGATACTGACTGGGAACATGTCGCTAAAGTAAATGGCAAAGCAACGGCTGAAATAAATAGATGGAATGAACTTGTTGATAACGCTGGAAAATTAGGCATAACAACAGAAGGTTATGGACTCTATAACATTGATGAACTTGAAACAGAAGTGCAAAAGAGTGCCAGTTTAAAAAATTTGCAAGAGTCAGCTGATGAATACGGACTTAAATATTCAAAAAATGCCAGTGAAAGTTCAATGCAAAAACTAGTAGGTGCTTATGAAGATGAACATTTTCAAAAAGATTATGTTGATAAAAATACTAAAGCTATTGAAAAAACAACTAAAATGCTTGGTGATTATGGGAACGATAACGAAAATCAAACCATAGATAGTATAAAATCATTCGGCAAAAGTATGGCAACAAGGTACTTAGGTGTTCAATCTGTGTATTCGGGGGTAACGGATGCTTTTAGTGATATTACTGACGCATATAGCAGTGGAAATCGCAATGATATGCAACGTAGTTTAACTCGTGGATTAACAAAAGGCGGTTTGATAGGAGCAGGTGCTGCAATAGGCTCATTTATTCCCGGAGTAGGAACATTATTCGGAGCTGGAGCAGGTGCATTGATTGGTCAACTATGGGGTGATGATATTGCTGACGGTATATCTGGAATTCATAAATCGGCTGAAGAATTAAGACAGGACCGACTGGATGAATTATTTGGTGATATAGCAATGTCGACAAGTGATTTGGGTAAAGTGGTTCAAAACATGGTCGGCTCATGGCAGACACAAGTATCACAAGCACATAAACAAGCATTGACAACAGGATATTCATTACAAGATACTACTAATTCGTCTTATTTTGGAGTTGTTGAAAGCGGAAGTAAACTTGATATAAAAGGAAATTTAGGGTTTAATATTCCTCAACAAGAATTCACGTCTTATGCTGATGAAGTCAACAGTTATATGGATGACATCGAAAATCAAATGAATCAAGAAATGTATAACGCATTTATGGTTAATGATGATTTGTTTGGCTATGGACAGTGGGATACAACTGCCTTAACTGACAAATGGAAGACTGCTTTTGAAACTTTTAAAAAACAGAAAAAAGAACTGAGCAAATATTTAAAGACAGCATTAAACGATAATTGGTTTTCACCGGATGAAGAAAGTCATGTTTTTAGCACTATACATAATATGCAACAGACATATTCTGAAGTTGCACCAAACACAGACCAAACAAAAGCCGATACATATTCATTTCTTGTTCAAAATGGTATGTTATCAAAAGACGCTTATGACAGTGTTATAAAAGATATTCAGTCGGAATATACAAGCGATATGTATAATTTAGCTGAAACGAGAGCAACAGCTATTGCTAATGGAGCAGATGTTACTTCTGCTGATAAAGCAATGTGGGACGCTACAAGTAGTAAAACAGAAAGTTATTTGCAAACGATGTTGAACAATACACAAGATATGTACGGCAAAGACTATAATTCTGTTTTAGCAGATGTATGGAATGGTAAAGATACATGGTACGGCGGACATCTAATAGGATTAAACGACCAATTAAACGGAGATAGATCTCATTCTGCATTTAGACAAACATTAGACAATTATGAAAAATACAATGGATACAATGATAAAAAAGGTAGTTTAGCTGGTGCAAAAGGTGAATTGGAACACTCAATGAACATCGGAGATACTGCTGAAAAAGAAGTAGTAAAAGAAGCATATGAAAAAATGCAACCTACGGTGGAACAAGCAGAGCGACAATATCAAGCTGCAATATTACAACATCAAGACCCAAGTCAATACTTGGATGAGATGATGGGGTTATATCAATTTGGTGCAATGGGCGGAGATGACGTTGCTCAAGAAAAATATGCGGCAATGCTTATGGCTGGTGATATCAAGGCAAATAAAGCCATAAATGATTTCTATGGTACTGATTACAAGCGTATGGCTGAAGAAATGGGTGATGATTTTGCTGATATATGGCAAATGCTAAATGGCGGGAATACGGAAAATGCCATTGAACAAACAACAGAAGCTGCAAAAAATGCACTTGAAAAAAATGCAAAAGATACAGTAGAAGTCATAAAGGATAATAAGGACCAAAAGATAGATGCCATAAATGAAACTGATGAAAAAGCAGCACAAGCTGTTGAAGGTAGCACCAAGGAGCAAGAGGCATTAGAAAATAAATCTGATGGAACAGAGAATGCAAAAGAAGATACAAAATCAACTGAGCTGCCTGACGATTTAGGGGAGAATGTACTTAATGCGGTAAGCAACAGCATTGAAAATATCAAAGATGGCAAACTAAAGGATTTAGAACTTGGTAAAACGGTTATGGATTCAATCAGTGAAAGTCTTTCAACGGATAATATGGATTTCAAAGAACTTGGTTTTGGCGAAAGTCTTATGGGAGCAATCAGTGAAAGCCTTTCAACCGATAATCTTGATTTTAAAGAATTAGGCTTTGGCGAAAGCTTAATGTCAGCTATAAGTGAGAGCTTATCAGTGGACAATATGGATTTTGGTAAATTGGGTTTTGGCGAGAGTTTAATGTCTGCAATAAGTACAAGTCTATCGGCAGATAATATGGACTTTAGCCAAATTTCGATAGGTGAAAGTGTAATGAATGGCATTAGTTCTTCTTTGGCTGAAACTGATTTTAGCGGGGTAGATATAGGTACAAAGATAACTGATACTATTAATGCAAGTATGGGTGAAAGTGTTGAATTACATCCTAATTTTACGGTTGTTCCGGGGAATATAGATACATCAAGTTTAACATCAGCTATCACGGAAAGTGTATCAGCATTGACAGGAGATACATCTGCACTATCGGTATCAGCAAATGTTGAGGGTATTGTAAACTACGAATTGGGAACATACCCTCAAGAAGTACCGGCTGTTAATGGTATATCAAATTATACACTTGGGACATATCCGACAGAAGCACCTGATATAACAGGCAGTGCAAGTTATACAGGAAGCTTCCCGACATCAGCACCTACATTGTATGGAACGGTTGTATATACAGCATCGTTTGGACATTTTGCACATGGTACTCGTAATGCACCTGAGGGATTGGCATATTTGAATGATGACGGAAGTGCGGATCCTCGCGAATTAGTTGAACACAACGGTCAATTTATGATGTATGAAGGTCGTAATGTACTTGCTCCGTTGTCAGCAGGGGATAGAGTTTTTACATCATCAGAAACAAAGGATATTTTATCTGGACATGGTATTCCGCATTATGCAACAGGACTTAATAATGATGTTATTGAAACTGAAAAAATACAAAGTGTCGGTTCATCAAGTGGAGCAAATGTAACTATTGGAAGTGGCGCAATATCTATGGCATTTCACATTGATGGTGCTAAAGACAGTAATGTTGTTGAACAGATAAAGGCACATGCTCCGGAAATTGCACAGGTAATATCAGATGAAATTGACCGACACTTAATAGCGTCATTCGCTAATTCAGGAGGTGACAATGGGTGAGAAATTGTGAAAGTATAATTTTTATAATTGAAAAAGGTACACATGATGTATTATCAATACCGTGGACACCACAAAAAATAAAATTCCGTTCGGGTGGACAAAATTTTGCCGAATATGACATAATGGACCTTGGTACTATTCAAGAGCCTACTGGTACAGGTGTACGTTCGATTCGGTGGGATGATGGTATATTACCCGGTAGAATGCAAGCAAATATGCCTTGGCAAAATGGTGCTTGGCAACCGCCTGTCAATTTTCAAGGTATGTTTTCAATGTGGAAAGCTAATAAAACGGTACTTACGATTTTGATAACAGGTACACCGATTTGTATGGATGTACATCTTTCGGATTATGATATTACATATCAAGACGGATTTGGCAGTTATCATTATTATATAGAGTTTACAGACTGCGTTAAACCGACATTCACCGTTACAAATACCGAACCTGATTCTGCTGATGGAACGGACAGAGATAAAGACCCTGCACCTGCAATATATACCATAGTTGAAAATGATACATTATGGGGCATTGCACAATGTTATCTCGGTGACGGATTACGTTGGGAAGAAATTTATGAATTAAATAAAGATGTAATCGAGGACACCGCAAAACAGCATGGCTTTAGTAGCTCGGAAAGAGGTTGGTGGATATTCCCCGGTACCGTTATTAAAATTCCAGGAACAGCTTCCGGTGATAACTCTGCCGGTGCAACAGTCGAACTTAACAATGCACCGATATATGTTTCGTCTGATGCGGAAAGTATTGCAGACAGAGTGACGGGAACATATTATTTGTATGACGGAAAAGAAATTCTCGGCCGATATAGGATAACAGATAAATCTTCTGATGTAGGACGTACACCAGTTGGTGAATATGTCATTGGTTGGCTGCCAAAAGAGTATATATAAGATTAAACAAACAGAATAGCACTATTTTTTATGATAGTGCTTTTTTTGTACGATTTTTAGGAGTGGGGTTAATGGATTATGCAAGAGTGGCGTCAAAGTCTTCACCGATATACAGCATTCATTTTCTTAATTCTGATAAATTAGATGTATTTGTTGACGCAGTGACAACGGATTTAAAACTTACCGAAAATAAAAACGAGCTTGCACAAAAGGTAACGATAAACCTTGTAAACTGTATGAACGGCGAGTATTTGTTATCAGAATTAATTAATGTGTGTGATAGGGTGTTTATATATGCCAATGACGGTGAAGAGTGTAGAGAGGTTTTCAGAGGGTATATATGGCGTAAAAATTATCAAAACAAGCAGAAGAAAATAATATCTTTGACATGCTATGATAATTTGATTTATCTGCAAAACAGTGAGGATAGCTATTATTACCCTGCAGGTTGGAAAACAGTAGATATATTCAATGATATATGCTCAAAATGGGGCATTGAAATTGTATACAATTATGAATCTATTGAACATAAGAAACTACCTCTTTCAGGTAAAATTTCAACTATGTTTACTGACCTTTTGGACCGAGTAAAAAAGAAAACGGGTATAAAATATGTTATACGCAGTGCGGAGGATATTATCTATATAGATAGGTACGGAGCCAATGCAAATGAGCGTGTTTACGAAATTAACCGTGGCGAAAATGCAATATCTACCGCAAGTAATATTTCGATGGAAGACGTTGTTACAAAAATAATCTTCACCGGCAAAGCTGATGATGAAGGAAAAGTATCTATTACAGGCACTTTGGAGGGGGACACTGCAAAATGGGGAACACTTCAGAAAGTCATTAGAGATGATACAGAAGATGAAAAGTCAAACAAAAAGTCAGATAAAGAAAAGGAAGACTCTTTGTATGAAAATGCTCATGATGAAGGTCAATATATTCTTGATGAAAAAGGAAAGCCTAAAGAAACATATGAAGTAACAGCTATAAATAATCCATGGATACGAAAAGGCGAGCTTGTTAAAGTAGGTGCAGGCGATATGAATTTTCGATATATTGTCACAAGTATTACACATAATGCAGTAAATCGACAAATGAATATTGATTTTGAACTTGCGGATGAAAGTAAGTTATAAGGGAGTGGTTATATGAATGCGTTTGACAGATTAGGACGAACACTTCAGGCACAGATGAATAACGCTGTAAATGAAGGTAGAAGTGTTTTAATTGAATACGGTACGATTACATCAGATTTTGGGCTTAAGGTTGCAAGATTTGATACTGTTATTCCAAAAGGGGAGTATTTAATTGATAAGAGATTATCAATAGATTATAAACCTGAGATTGAAGTTGTAACTTCATTATCTGACGGTCACAGTCACGCTGTTAAAATTCCTATCACAGAGGGGATAGAACGTATCAAAGCGGGCGACAGAGTATTGGTATGCTGGATAGATGTTGATCCTATTGTTGTTGCTGTTATTGTAAGTAGCAGTGATATAGGGAAGGAGAGTTAATTATGGCAAATCTATTTCCAACAGCAAATAATATTATGACTGTGCCGTTGGATAATCTTAAGCAAAATACCCCTGTTGGATATAAACGTAGCTTGAAATTTGATTATGATACAGGTGATTTTGTTCGTGACGGACAACACAGATTAATTTCAGCGTCTGGTGTTGAGGCATTTAAACAATGGTGTGAAAATTGTATTTCAACGGACAGATATGCGTATAGTTCATACTCGACTGATTTCGGTATTAATTTAGATTTAATCATGGCATTGCCTGATAAAGCTGCACAAGAAATTATGCTGAAAAAAGAAATAACAGAGGCGATAATGGCTGATGATTATAAAAGGGCAAAGTCAGTAGATGATTTTTCATTTAATTGGATTGATACGGATGCGGTTGAGGTGGAATGTACGGTAACAGGCATTGATAATGCCGAAATAGATATAAAGGCTACGGTAGGAGGGTGAGAATATGTCGCAATTTATTATTCCTGATTTTATAAAAAATGCGGATGTCAATAAGATACATAAGCGAATGAGAGATAATCTGCCAAATGATATTGACAAATCTGAAGGTTCGGACGTTTGGAATTTAACCTATCCAACGGCATATGAACACGCATATTTTGCACAGTTTTGTATTCTAAATGCTCTTCGATTGATATGGCCCGAATTTAGTTATGGTACATATGCAGATTATCACGGAGCATGCAGAGGCATGGCAAGACGAAAGGCACAGCATGCTACAGGAAGTGTCAAGATTATAGGTAATATAGGTGTAAATATCCCCAAAGGTACAGTTTTTACTACTGCACAAATCGCTGATGAAAGTGTAACGGAGTTTGTTACAACAGAAAATGTGTCAATAGGTGATAATCAAACGGTAACGGTTAATATCATTGCGGCTATAGCGGGAAAATCGGGAAATGTTCCGGCAAATACTATCACTGTTAATAGTGATAAAATTGTCGGTTTATCCAGTATTACAAATGAAACAGCTACAACAGGCGGCTATAATGAAGAAAGTGATGAAAATTTTATTGAGCGTATCAAGGAATATGACCAGTCACAGGATAATTCTTTTATCGGAAATGATAACGATTACAGACGTTGGGCGTTAGAAGTTGACGGAGTAGGTGAGGCTGTTGTAATCAGTCCTGAAGATAATCCGAATGTTGAAGATGATAGTGGTGTTGTAAATATTATCATAGTTGATTCAAATGGAGTTCCTGCAGATACAACATTATGTGCGGCAGTTTACAATCATATTATGCAACCGGTTCCGTTATCAACAGACGGAAAAAAGACAGACGGTCAAACCACCACAATCGAACGGCTTGCACCGCCCGGAGTTATTCTTGAGGTTACAGCACCAACAACTATAGCTATTAGTGTTTCGGGCTTAATTGAATTGGATAATACAGTTGGAATTGAAGATATAAAGAGTAATTTTATTTCGTCAATATCTGAATATATTGTACAAGCAATAAAAGACGGTGAAGTGCGATATAGTAAAATTGCATCTATTTTATCAAATACCGCGGGTGTAGCTGATTATAAAAATTTGATTGTAAACGGAAATAACACAAATGTACAGCTGATGTTAAATCAAATTCCTACAATATCAGAAACAACAATAAAATTTGATGTTGGACTTGTAGACGGGTAGGTGTAGTATATGTATTCAACAGAATTAATGGAGCAGATATTAACCAGTGAGATAGGACAACAGATAATACAACGAGTTACCAATAAATATGGTAACAGTTATGTCGGACTATGGTTATTTCAGATTATCGGAATGTCTAATGACGAGGTTAAGGCAATGGTTGAAGATTTCAAAAATCAAACGCTGCCACAAACAGCGACATGGTCTTTATCATTATGGGAGCAGTCAATGGGCTTGCCTGTTAATGAAAGTGAGAGCGTAGAGCAACGTCGGCAGAATATTATAGAAAAACGTCGTAGACGAAATGCTATGAATCCTGCAAGAATAGAAGAAATAATATCAGCAATGACAGGTGCAGCTGTGCGAATGGACGAATATTACGCTAAAAATAGATTTGCAATATATATTTCATCTATTCCGTCAATGGTAGACGAAGAATCTGTTAGAAAAAAAATCAAACTGATTAAACAATCGCATAAAGTGTTTGATATATTTTATGAACAAGCTACTAAAGGAGATATATATGTTGGTGGTGTTATTCAAAAATCAAAAGAAATTACATTAGAGGAGGTATGATAATATGGAAAAATTCTATCCTACAAAAGCAGGTCTTGAATATGCTGCATTAACCGCACAAGGTAAAATTATAGAGTTTACCAAAGGTAAGTTTGGTGATGGGATAAGAAGTACAGAAAATATAGCAGAGCTTACTGATTTGATACATCCTCTTGGCGAATTGCCAATATCAAAAAAGAGTGTAAAAAACAGTACAATAATTACAACGACACAATTTTCAAACAGGGTTGGCTGTAGTATATTGCCAACTTTTTATTTGATGGAAATAGGGTTATTTGCAAAGGTGGTTAATGCTGACGGTACTGATGATGACGAGCATCCGGAAACATTAATAGGATATGCGTTTGATGGCCACGGCGATAAAATCATCGGTACATCATTAAGTGAATTTATCATTAATATTCCGTTGACAGTCGCTGATGTCAATAATGTAACTGTTGATATTGACAGTCTTGTATATCCAACATTAAAGCAATTTGAAGATGAAGTCAATACAAGAAAAACAGAAGATGAAGAATTACAGAATAGTTTGAATGTACATATCACAGATACAAGCAATCCACATGGTGTCACGGCAGAACAGATTGGATTGGACAAAGTCCCAAACGTGGCAACGAACGATCAAACACCAACATATTCTCAAAATTCATCTTTGAGCAATATTACAAGTGGAGAAAAGTTATCAGTTTCGTTTGGAAAAATTATGAAAGCAATAGCAGATTTAATCAGTCATATTGGTAGTAAATCTAATCCGCATAGTGTTACAAAATCACAAGTGGGATTGGACAATGTACCAAATGTAGCGACAAACGACCAACAGCCGACTTTTGCTGAATCGGGTACACGAACCAATATAGCGAGTGGTGAAACGCTAAGCACATTGTTCGGTAAGATAAAGAAATTCTTTGCCGATTTAAAAACGGTAGCGTTTACAGGTTCATATACTGACCTGTCAAACAAACCAACGTCAATGCAAAATCCGAATTCATTGACACTGACAATGAACGGCTCATCATCAAGCTATAACGGTTCGGCAACAGCAAGCAAGTCGTGGTATGCTCCAACGAGTGCAGGCACAGCAGGATATAGATTAATAAGTAATGGTAGTGGTGCTCCTGTATGGCAACAACCACCATATGCAGAATGTACCACTAATGATAATGTGGCGGCGAAAACTGTTTCTATATCAAACTTTAGATTGGTTATAGGTGCAAGAATTGTTGTTAAATTTAATTCGTCACATACCTCTACAGAAGGAGCAACTCTAAACGTAAGCAATACCGGAGCTAAACCTATTATAAAATTCGGTGCTCGTTCTTTTTTTCATAATGGGGTTATAAGCTACGCACCAATAACCTCATCAAAATCTTGGAGTGCTTTAGAAAGTTTAGAGCTTGTGTATGACGGTACGAATTGGGTTATTGTCGGCTCATCAGGTTATACATCAGGTGGTAGAAATTCTTCTGTTATCACTATAGGTTCGACAACTGATGAGGTGGAAGGAAGATATGTGGACTATATGTGTAATCAATATGAAGATGCTGGGATTGTCATACAAAAAGCTATTGATTTGCTACCCAAAAGTGGTGGTAAAATTATTCTTTTAGAGGGCACATATAATTTGTCAACTCAACTCACACATAGTAAAAATATTATAATTGAGGGACAAGGCAAAGGGATTACGAAAATCAATACAAGTAATAAGGTTCTTATATCTAAAACATCTGAAACAAACGCAACCGCAGTATTTAAGAATATGGATATTAATTTCGCTTGTAGAACTAATTGGTCACCTGATGTTGGCGCTTTTAGCGACTATACCTCGTTGGAGTTTGATAATTGCTCAATTACATATGCAAATACACTACATAATACAGATTCACTATTTAAAAATTGTAATGTAAAGTTGAACAACAGTAAAATAACGGTAACATTGCCTGCAAAACGCTATGATAACAGCCATCCTTGTTGGTGGATATTTAGAGATTGTACTGCCGAAATTATTGACACAGATATAATATTTCCTACAACAAGTAATAACACACTTAGCAATGGTGTTTTTTACAGGTGTGAGGGTAGTATGGTTGGCGGTTTTATAAAGCATATAGGCACAACTGTTAGTAGCAATCATAGCTATATTGAGGACGACTCTACAATGAATATTATTGGCACACAAATTGAATGTAGGCGATTTAGTCAATCAGAAACGACAACAGGAAACTTTAACAGTCTTGCTAACTGCCGAATTAAGATACTTCAAGCAGAAGGCTATTTTAGTGCATCTCATATTAACCATTGTGACTTGTATATATCGGCGTCAGTGATTTTCTGTGCTTATTGTATGGCATCTAACTGTAAGTTATGGTTTTCGGCGGCGAGTTTGGCTACATTGAAAAATTATTGTTTCTTTGAGGCGTGTTACGTGAATCAATCGACTTGGATAAGTTCACAAGGAACAGGTGTATCAACTACTGATACAAAAACAGGAATAAGCATAACAGCACCGTCTTTCAGAAGTGTAAGTTAATTGGGAGGAGCAACTATGAATATAAGTGAATTTTTTAGAATTACACCCGACAATATTGTACAGTGTGTAAATTATATCGTGACTTTAAAGACCTTGAAGTCAGTGAAATACTTAGATGAAGGTTATGATGACCCGGATAACTTTGATTTGACTTTTGAATATTTTTTGAATGAAGAGGAATCCGACAGTTACAAAACAGATTATGTTGACAAACATAAACTGTTAAGTATTCAAAATGTAGAAAAGTTGAATAATCCATATACTTGGATGGAGGGTATAAAGCTAAGAACGGATGACCCATACACTGAATTGGCTGAAATAGTCCAGTATGGCAGTAAAGAGGCTTATGAGGCATCTTTGCCACAAGCACAGGATGAATTTAATATTGATATGGACTACAGAATGTCTAAGATGGAATTAGGATTATAAAGAGGAGGAAATATCAATGACATATGGATATTGTAAAAAAATAATTGCAAGCGGTAGATACGATAAGAATTCGATGAAGGATAAACTTGACGTGTTTCTTCTTGCAGAACGTATTACTGATGATGAATACAAAGAATTAATGCAAATGATGGAGGATTAATTTATGGAAGCAGATGACAAGGAGTTGTGGGAAAGGCTGACCGTGGTTGAGCAATCGACTAAATCGGCTCACCATCGACTTGATAGCCTTGACCGGTTGACTGAGAGTGTACATATCTTGGCGACTGAAACTAAGGCTATGAGGGAGGACGTTTCGGATATTACATCACGAGTTGACGAGATAGAGAAACGTCCGACTAAACGATATGAAACAGTTGTAGGTGCAATAATTACAGTATTAGTTGGTGCTGTAATAGGGTACATTGTAAAGATGTTAGGATTTTGAGGAGGTAATGAGTTATGAAAGAATGGTTTAAAGCGGCAGGAATAAGAGCAATCAAGACGATTGCACAGACAGCGATTGCGACAATCGGTACGGCCGCCGTACTGGGTGACGTCAACTGGGTAATGGTTGCGTCAGCGGCGGC